TCAGCTTGCGTGTTGTGCGCCAGTACGACATCAACAACGATCGTATGCCTTGCCGTATTGACGTTTTGTATGGCTACAGCACGATCCGTCCACAAATGGGCGTTCGTCTCTGGGGTTAATTGATTGGGGCTTCGGCCCCTTTCTTCGTATCATCTTTGAAAGGAAATTATCATGGCTCTCCCTAACGGCGCAGGCGGTTACCAACTCGGTGACGGCAACCTGAACGAACTGACTATCGGCTACGCAGCCGCCCCTCAAACTGCCACTACAACAGCAACGTTGACTGTTGCTCAAGTAACTGGCGAGTTTTTGGTTGCTAACCCTAGCACTTCCGCTGCTACTTACACTTTGCCTACAGCCGCTGCTATTGACGCAGTGGTGACCAGCGCAAAAGTGGGTAGCACTTTCACCCTAAACATCATCAACATTGGCACATCTTCGGGTACTGTCACTTTGTCGATGGGTACTGGTTTGACAGACGGTGGCAACTCCACTGTAGCTGTTGCAATCACATCGAGTGCTCAGTTCTTGTTCCGCAAGACTGGTGATGCTGCTTACACAGTGTACAAAATTGCCTAAACCTAACGGGGGCTTCGGCCCCTGTTTTTAAAGGAAAATTATGTCAAACACAAAAGCTACCGGCGTTGCATATCTGGACCCCGAGTTCAGCACATGCTACGCAACCGAAGAAATCGGTTACGCTTCTGCCGCCCAAGGCGCTGTAACGCAAGCAACAGACAAGTCCACAGGGGTGACTCTGAACAAGTCTGCTGGTCGCATTACCATGAACGCCGCAGCCTTGGCTGGCGGTGCAGTGGCAACGTTTACGTTGACCAACAGCTTGATCTCTGCTAACGACACAATGATCGTGTGTGTTTCTAGCGTGACTACTGGCAGTACTGCTGCGGCTTACACTACTTACGTTTGTAGCCTGACTTCAGGTTCTGCGGTAATTGCGCTGCGTAATTTGAGCGGCACTTCGTATTCTGAAGCTGTCATCATTAACTACGCCATCATCCACGGTGCGTAAATTAAATGGGGGCTAATCACCCCCATTTTTAAATTATGGTTATTTACCTCACACATCCCGTTCACGGCGCTAAAGTGGCCACACTGGATATTGAAGCCGAAGCCGATGAAAAAAATGGCTGGGTGCGCTACAATCCAGACACGCCTTCAGACTCTGAAGAAGCGGCCAACACCCTTGTTGTGAAGCGCAAATACACCCGTAAGGTGGAAACTGAAGGAGTCTGAGCATGGCAACGTATACCGCTGGCGATCAAATTAACAGAGCATTACGCCTGATCGGTATGTTGGCCGAAGGTGAATTGCCTTCAGTAGAAACAGCCAACGATTGCTTGGTTGCGCTCAACCAAATGATTGACTCTTGGAACACTGAGCGTCTTTCCACGTTTGTCACCCAAGATCAGGTTTACACATGGCCTGCTGGCTTTATTTCCCGTGATCTTGGTCCCTCTGGTGACTTTATTGGCAATCGTCCTATTTTGATGGACGATGCGACATACTACAAAGCGCCCAACGGCGTGTCGTACGGCATCAAATTTATCAATCAGCAGCAATACGATGGCATTGCTGTCAAAAATGTGACATCCACTTATCCGCAAGTATGCTGGGTAAATATGGGTTTTCCCAACATCACATTGACCGTTTACCCCAAGCCCACGCAGGACTTGGAATGGCACATGATTTCAGTACAAGAACTGGATCAGCCGGCCACATTAAACACCGCTATGTATTACCCACCAGGGTATTTGCGTGCCTTCACGTACAACTTGGCAATGGAGATTGCGCCCGAGTTTGGTGTCGAGCCAAGCCCACAGGTTCAGCGTATTGCCATGACCAGCAAGCGCGATTTGAAGCGTATCAACAACCCTGACGATGTGATGGCCATGCCATACGCGATGGTGGCCAACCGCCAGCGTTTCAACATTTACGCTGGTAACTACTGATGAAGTCCCCGATCCTCGGCTCATCGTATGTCGCACGGTCGGTCAATGCGGCAGACAACCGCATGGTCAACCTGTTTCCCGAGATCGTGCCCGAAGGTGGCAAAGAAGCTGCATTTCTGAACCGTGCGCCAGGTCTTAGGCGCTTGGCCACCATTGGTGCTGGCCCCATTCGTGGAATGTGGTCCTACGGTGGCTTGGGGTATGTGGTCAGTGGCATCGAGTTGTACAAATTGCAGACTGACTGGACATACTCGTTTATTGGCAACGTGAGCGGCACTGGGCCGGTCAGCATGGCTGACAACGGTACGCAGTTATTCATTGCCTGCGGTGGCCCCAGTTACATTTACGACAATAAGACCCTTGCATTCTCGGTTATCAATGATCCCGATTTCCCTGGCGCAGTCAGCGTAGGTTTTATTGACGGGTATTTTGTGTTCAACCAGCCCGACAGCCAATTGCTGTGGGTGACTCAACTCTACGATGGCACACAAATTGAGCCATTGGCATTTGCCAGCGCCGAGGGCAACCCCGACAACATCGTATCGTTGATTGTTGACCACCGCGAAGTTTGGCTGTTTGGCACTCAATCGGTCGAGGTTTGGTATGACGCTGGAACCCCGAACTTCCCCTTGGCGCGAATTCAGGGCGCGTTTAACGAGATTGGTTGTGCTGCTGCATACTCAGTGGCCAAACTGGACAACGGCCTGTTCTGGCTTGGCAAAGACGCCCGTGGCCAAGGCATCGTGTACCGGTCCAACGGCTACAACGGCATACGGGTTTCTACTCATGCGGTTGAGTACGCTATCGCACAGTACACTTACATTCAAGATGCGTTTGCCTACACCTACCAGCAAGAAGGCCACAGCTTTTACGTTTTAATTTTCCCAACTGCCAACGCCACATGGGTCTACGATGTGGCCACACAAGCCTGGCATGAGCGTGCGGGTTTTGTGGACGGTCAGTTCACCCGACACCGCTCCAACTGCCAAATGCTGTATAGCAACCAAATCGTGGTGGGCGACTACCAAGACGGGCGCATCTATGCGTTTGATTTGGACAAATACTCGGATGATGACCGCATCCAAAAATGGCTGCGCTCTTGGCGTGCGCTGCCCACCGGCACAAACAATCTGAACCGCACGGCGCATCACAGTCTGCAACTGGACGCCCAGACTGGCGCGTATCTGGACCCGATCACGGAAAATGTGTTTTTGACAACCGAGGATTACGTTCGATTGATAACTGAGTCGGGCGACTTTTTGATTACAGAAACCGGTATCCAATACAACCCGCAACCCAATGTGATGCTGCGCTGGTCAGACGATGGTGGCCACACTTGGTCCAACGAGCACTGGAAGTACATGGGCGCTGTCGGCCAGTATTTCTATCGCACGATCTGGCGGCGCTTGGGCATGACTGTCAAATTGCGCGATCGCGTTTACGAGATTTCGGGCACAGACCCAATCAAGATTGCGATCATGGGGGCTGAACTTCATTTGACGCCGACCAATGCTTAACATCACTCAGATACCCTCATCGAGGGTTCCAATTACCGAGGATGGGCAAGCGCTCATTTCGCGGGAGTGGTATAGGTTTTTGTACAACCTGTTTATCTTAAATGGCGCTGGGGGCGCTGCGACCTACGCCAACCCGCCTACGCCAGTAGTAGCCAGTGGATCGCCATTCTTGTACACTAACGCAGACACGTACACTGTTGATCTTATGGTCAGCGGAGGGGGCGTTTCCAAGCTGGAATTCTCGCGTGACGGCGTGGTTTTTTACGATACCGGTAGTTACTACGGTATGTTTACTTTGTCGCCATCTGATATGCTTCGGGTCACATATACCCAAACGCCCATTTTGACTCTAATTCCGAGGTAATGCTATGACAGCCGCTCTCTCACCCGCACCAAAACTTCAGTTTTTTGACACCGCCGGTAACCCATTGACGGGCGGCAAGGTGTACACCTATGCGGCTGGCACAACCACACCACTGTCAACCTACGTCGATTCGGCTGGTTCGACAACCAACACTAACCCGATCATCTTGGACGTTCGGGGCGAGGCCAACATTTGGCTTGGTTCTTCTGCGTACAAGTTTGTGCTCAAGAGCGCAGACGATACGCTGATTTGGACCGTGGACAACATCACCAGCACCGAATACCTCAGAGCGTACTTTACTGGCTTGCTGACCGCATATCAAGCTGATGTGGCCAACACTACAGACGCCACCAAAGGCGATGCGTTGGTGGGCTTTCGGCAGTCCAACGCTGGTGGCAATTTGGCCAACGCTGTCGGACGCACAGTCCATCAAAAATTTCAAGAGATGATTAGCGTCAAAGATTTTGGCGCTACTGGTGACGGGTCAACCGATGATACAACCGCAATTCGCAACGCTGTAGCGGTTTGTTCCGGTAAAAAATTGTACTTTCCAAGTGGCACTTACCTGGTATCGGGCATCATCGATTTGGTGTCCAACATGAGTATCGTTGGCGACGTCAAACAGTCGATCTTAAAAATCAAAAGCGGCACTTATTCTAGTGCTAACGCCAGCATTTTCCGCGCTGCCAACGTGGGCAATATCTATATCTACGGTATTGATTTCAACGGCAACAAGGGCAACATCGGCACAACGCGCAACCCGATCAACACGATCTTTAACTCGTACAGCGTCATCTATGATACTTGCCGTTGGATAAGTTGCGAGGGTGTCTGCCTGAACATATCTACAGACCCACAATATTGCCAAATTTTAAGCTGCATTTTTTACCAGTGCGGCGGTGCAACCGACAACTCAGATGGCTACCGTAACCAAGCCATCGCGTTTTCTGGCTCGTCTTCCACAAACTCGTTGGGCACTCAAATTCGCGGTAACTATTTTTACGCGCAAGGTTTGGACTGCATCAGCATGACCAACTGCAATGACATTGTTATTTCAGACAACATTGCAGAAGACTCGTACTCGTTTTTGTACAACAACCCTGTCCCGTACCGGTCAGTTAACGTCACTGTTACAGGCAACGTAATCCGAAACACCAACCAAGGTTCTTTAAGCAACGCCGTCAACCCTGTGGCCATAGATTTGCCTTGCGTGTCTAACTGCACGATTGTTGGCAACGCTATTTACAAGTGCGCTCAATCCGGCATCGGTATCTTTGAAGGTTCATCCAACGTGGTGATCGACGGCAACACTTTGCTTGACTGCGGCATCAGCCCTGTTTCGTGGGTCGGCGGTATCAGTGTTGGCGGCGGCTTGGGTTCAGCGTCAAATATCTCTGAGGTAGTTATCACCGATAACACCATTCTTTCGACGGGCACTTTGCCTTTGATGAAGTTTGGTATTTTGATCGGTAATGATGTGGAAGCCCTGACCATTTCAGAGAACAACATCGTCAATGCGGCTACCAGCAAGTACGGGTATTACCTGTACACCACTGTACCAACGCTGGCCAACACCTATGCGCTGACCACCAACGCCAACACATCGTCCACTACGCTGATTAACGACTTTGATGCGTATGCACAGGCAATCACCAACTGGCGCAAAGTAAACACGCTGACCGGTTACTATTTTAACGGCACAAAGGTGGTGGGTGCCCAGCAGGGTGCGATTGCCAACAGCGGCAACGCGACCACGGACGCCATCCTTGCGGCCCTCCGCGCCCACGGTTTGATTGCGACCTAACCATGCAAGTCACTTACGGCAAAGGATTTGAAGTTGCGCCAGCAGTTTCGATGCTTGACAAGGTAAAAGCCTTGCAGGTCGAGGTGTCAAAGCTGCCGCAATACGAACCCGCAACAAAACATTATTTTCACGGTGGAATGTACTGCCGTGAGGTGTTTCGTCATGCCGGTGTGTTGGTAGTTGGTAAAGTCCACAAAAAAGAACATTTTTATTTAATTGTGTCAGGCACGGTGTCGATCACCACTGATGATGGCGCAATTGAAGTGTCTGGACCGTATTTGTTTGAAAGTAAACCTGGAACAAAACGCGCAGTGTATGCCCATACGGATACACTTTGCATGACATTCCATCGCACCGATTCACAAACTGTAGAGGACGCCGAAACCGAATTGGTTGAGGAAGAACCCAACAGCATGTATAGTCTCGGTAATATTGTTAAAGACCAATCTTTGGAGGTGCTGCCATGACATTCTGGGTAGCTGGTGCCGTTGTCGGCAGTTCACTTATAGGCGCAAACGCTGCAAGCAGCGCGGCATCTACGCAAGCCAATGCTGCAAATCGCGCTGCCGATATATCAAATGAGCAATACCAGCAAACTCGGCAAGATCAAATGCCGTGGATGCAAGCCGGTCAACGAGCGTTAAGTAAACTTGAAACAGCAGCGGATTACACGCCGTTTGGTATGGGTCAATTTACCCAAGACCCTGGATATGCCTTTCGAATGAAAGAAGGCATGAATGCGCTAAATGCAAACGCTGCGGCGCGGGGCGGTTTGATTTCGGGCAACGCTCTTCGTGCAGCCCAAGCCTACGGTCAAGATTTGGGTTCACAAGAATATCAAAATGCTTTTAACCGTTATCAAATTGAACGTAATGCAAAACTTGCACCATTGCAGTCACTGGCCGGTGTAGGTCAAACGACAGCCCAGCAGCTTGGCGCTGCTGGTGCGGCTAATGCTGGCGCCGTAGGTAACTACTTGACCGGTGGTGCAGCGGCACAGGCGGCTGGTCAAGTCGGTGGTGCAAACGCCATTACCAGTGGGTTGGGTACTTACCTTAACTACAATCAAGGCAACAATTTGCTGTCGGCCCTTCGTGGTGGCGGCGGTGGTGGAGGTAGTATTGGCTACGGTTCTGGCTACGCTGGTGGTGGCCCTACTGGCTACAACCCATAAGGATTAAACATGGCAATCGATCCAAACATCGCCCTTGGCGTCAGACCCATTGAAATCGCCAATCCAGTGGCACAGTACGGCCAAATCGCGCAGATTCAAAACGCACAAAATCAAAATGCTTTGGCTCAGTATCAATTGGGTGCTGCGCAACGTCAGGAAGCTACGCAAAATGCTTTGTCGGATGCGTACAAGGCTGCATACAACCCAGAAACTGGTGCTATTGATAACACCATGTTGATGCGAGGATTAGCCGAGCGTGGCGCTGGACATTTGATTCCTGATGTGCAGACCAAAATGTTGGCCACACAAGAAAAACAAGGCGCAATTAAGAAAACAGCCGTTGAAACAACCGGTCTTGAATTTAAGCAACGCATCGACAAAGCCAACAAAGCTATTTCAGACATCGCCGCTTTGAATAGCCCTCAAGAAGCTATGGCCAGCATTGACCAGCATCTTGCCAATGGCGACATCGACCAGCAAAAAGCTGACATGTTAAAAGGTCAGTTAGCCCAAGCACCGTCATTTGGTGAATGGCAAAAGGGAATGTTGGTTAACATTCTTGACGCCAAAGATCGTCTGACACAGACATCACCTAAACCAGTGCAAGTCAAACGTGCCGATGGCAGCATTATTTTCTTGGATGAAAATCCAAACAGTCCAACTTTCCAGAAAGAAGTCTTACCTTCGCAAGCGACAGGCATGACCCCTTACGAAAAAGGCCGTTTGAATTATGAGGGTCAGCGTGTTGGTTTGGAAAAACAACGCCTTGCCCAAGATGCCACCAGCGTGGTTTATCAAACGGATGCAAATGGCAACGTTGTCGCGCTGCCATCAAAACTCAAGGCTGGTGAAGTACCTACCGGACGCACTGCTGTGGCCCCAGGTGGCGGCTTTCAACCAATGCAAGCCAAACCATCGGAAGCCGAAGGTAAGGAACAGATGTCGATCAACCAGCAAAAATCCACCGTCCAAGGTGCGCTTGATGCTGTTAAAGCCACACCTGATGCATTCGGTTGGACTACCGGCAATTTGCCTGAATCTGTACGTTCGCGTCTTGCGACATCTCCAGAAAACGAAGCCCGTGCGTTTGTGTTTAACGTGGTTTCCGGTGTCATCAAAGAGCGTGCCGGTACAGCCCAGTCTGCAGGTGAAGCGGCCACACTCGCACGGTTCTTGCCTGCCGAAGGTGACAATGCGAAAATCATTGAAGACAAATTGACAGGTTTCCAAAAATATCTGAATGCCAAGGAATCGGGCACAAGCAAAAAGCGCAGCGGCCCGACTACTCCAACCCTAGCACCAATGGATCAGCAGGCATTACAATGGGCTAATTCCAATCCTGCTGACCCTCGCGCAGCAGCCATCAAGCAACGACTGGGGATGTGACATGGCAGGTTTTGATCCCGATGCTTACTTAGCCCAAAAGCCTGCCGCAGCACCGGCAGCGTTTGATCCTGACGCATACCTTGCCGCTGTTGCACCGGTAGCACGTAAAACTGGCAGCATCGTAGACCAGATTCCTGGTTACGGTGGTCCTGTGCCTGCGGCTACTGCCCCAGTGCGCACCAAGGATTACACGATTGGTCAGAAGCTGGCAGGCGCTGCCGAAGTTATTCCAGCATTGGTTACTGGTGCAGTAACTGGTCCCATCGTAGAAGCCTCAAAAATCTATGGTGCTGCCACCAGCGGCAAATTTGGCACGCAAGCTGGTATCCGCGCAGGCGAAGAAGCTGGCCGTAGAATGCAGGCCAACTTTTACCAACCTCGCACAGCAGCCGGTCAAGAGTATGTCGGCGACATTGGCAATGCACTTGCAAGCACCGGTCTGCAAGGTGTGCCCATGAATGTGCTGGCCGATTTTGGTGCTGGCTTGCCTGCGGCTGGCCGTGCCACCAAAGACCTTGGTCAAGCCAAGATAGCCCAGCGTGCCGAAGCTGCGGCACAACAAGCATCTGCTGCTGACTGGGCACGCGCACCTCAAATCGAGGCTGCCCAGGCTGCCCAGCGTTTGAATGTGGCAGTCAACCCAGCCAAAACAAATCCCAACGTCAAAACCAAAATGCTGGTGGGCTTGACCGGTGAGTCTGAAGTCAATGCCAAGTTGGCCGAGGCCAACGCACCCAAGTGGAACGACTGGGCACGTAAAGACCTCGGGTTGCCCGAGAACACCCAGTTGACCCCAGAAGCCTTTGACAAGGCTCGGGCAGCGCATACTGCACCCTACGATGCCATCAGAAAGATTGGCGTCATGCAGCCGTCTGATGATGTGCTGGGGCAACTGAACAGTTTGAAGCTGGACCCACGGTCAACCAGCAGCCCTGAAAAGGCTGCCAAAGTCAATGCCGCGGTGGACCGTGTGATGAATCAGACAGCCGAAGGGTTGTCCGGTGACAACGTGGTCAGTCAGATCCGTGACTTCCGCAAAGACGCCAACCAGACTTTCAAGAATCCCAATGCCACCGGCATCGAAATCGATGTGGCCGAGGCCAACTTGGGCATCGCCAACGCACTGGAAAATTTGATTGAGAACAACATCAGGAATCCCAAGGCGCTTGATGATTTCCGCAAAGCTCGTACCGCAATTGCCAAAACATACGACTGGGAGCGTGCCACTGGGGTCACCACCAAACAAGTTGATCCATTGCAGATCGTCAAGCTGGCTGAAAAGGGCAAGCCTTTGACCGGTGTGCTGGCCGATGTAGCCAATGTGGCCGGCAACTTCCCAGAGATTGCCAATCTGAATTTGCCCAAAGAACCTTTGTTGTACCAGCGTCTGCGCCGTGGTGGTGCTGGCGGTACGATTGGATTTGCCTTGGGCGGTGGCCCAGTGGGTGCGGCGATCGGTGCTGGTTTGACCAGTTTGGGTGGCGAAGTGGCAGCCAATGTGCTGGCCAAGCCTGGCGTGCAAAATCGTCTGGCTGTCCCCGCCGATCGCCGCATCCCGTTGGCCACAACACCAGTTGAGCCAATGGCGCCGATCCCACAGAATCGTGCGCTCACACCTTACGACTATTCACAGCAGGCATTTACGCCACCCAACTTCGTGATGCAGCCCAACCAGTATGGTCCACGGATCACACCAGTTGCACCCGAAGTGCCACCGACTGCAAACATGCTGGGCTATGGCGGCACAATGGAAACCTTGGCCGCCGAGCGTGCTAGGGCTGCAAACATGTCCCGCACATTGGGTCAGCAGGCAGAGGCACAACAGGCTGCTGCTGAAGCTGCCGCACGCCGTCCAACCAGCGGCGCAGTTGAGTTGCAGATCAACCCATTGACCGGCGTTCCTGAGATCGCCAAAGGCGTCAAGGGTGCGACACCTACAATTATTGAGGCCACAAACAAAGCAGCGGCAACCGCAGCCGAGAAGATGCGCCTTGGTCGTGCGTTTGACATGACAGCCGAAGAAAAGATCCAATGGGGCAAAAGCCTGCTGGAGGGAATGCCCATTGCCCAGGGTGAAATTGTGTTTGGCAAACTGACACCCCAGCAGATTACTGCCAAGATGCAAGACCGTGCATGGGTTGACAGTGCAATTGCCAAGGCACGCCAAGAGGCCCAAGCCTTTGACCAAATCGCCGAGCGTGCCGCTGATGCCCGTGCCAAATCTACTGCTGTTGCAAATCGTGAACGCATGTTGGATTTGGCCGAGCAGTTGCAAGATGCACTGGGTGCGCGGCCTGTGAAGCGCGGTGGTCAAGGTCCAAAGACTCGGGCATTCCAACGTAACATGTTGCGCCCAAATGGCGAAGAAATTCAAAACGCACTTTACGTCGACTTGAGCGGCATGGCTAATGGAAAAAAGTAATGGACACGCAAATTTTATTTAACATTGCAGTCAGCCTCGCAGGGTTCTTGGGCGGCTGGGTTCTCAATAACATTAGCCGCGCCATCGAGCGTTTGGACACTGATGTGCGTGCCATGCCATTGACCTACGTCACCCGCGATGACTACCGCAACGACATGCGCGACATCAAAGAGATGCTTGGTAAAATATTTGATAAACTAGACGGCAAAGTCGATAAATAACCCGAACGCTCCAGCGTGAAAAGGGGGTGCTGGCAGACCATCCTATCGGGTTAAAGTCTGCCTCAAATTGGCGGTGTGAAATGATTGATCCATCTGAAGCATTAGACGCGATTAACTCCGCAGTCAACCTAGTTAAGAAGGCTGCAAATACGGCTCAGAACGTGGAGTCGCTTGGCCCTTTTTTGGGCCGTTATTTTGACGCCAAGGCCAACGCGCTACAGGTTGTAGTCGAGTCCAAGAACGGCGGCTTCAAGGGTTCCGCGCTGGGCAAGGCGATGGAAATCGAAATGGCGTTGGAACGCAGTAGGCAGTTTGAGGAAGACGTAAAGAACAAACTGTTTTATCCGAACCACATGGAATTGTGGAATCGCATCAAGGCGCGTGCTGCTACGATGGAGGCTGAGTTTGCCAAATCTGCTAAGCGTGAAAAAGACGCTGCTGCTAAAAAGAAAAAGGAAACGCAAGAAGCTCTTGAGATTGTGCTGGGATCGCTGGCTGGTGTTCTGTTGGTTGGAATGGTTGGCTACGGCATCTACCAGTTGAGGGCGCATGGATGAGATCGTCGCAGGCTTTAAAAAGTGGTTCAGATTATTCTGTTACGTGGCTTGCGTCTGGTGGTTCCTTGACTTCGTTTACGTGCTTCCCGAGCCACTTGCCAAACGTGCGATGGACAAAGCATTGACCTACTTACCTTTCTAAGGAGAAACCATGGATGAGCTACTCGGACTACTTAAAGGCATTGCACCTGCTTTGGCAACTGCCGTTGCTGGCCCTCTTGGTGGCGCTGCTGTTACCGCTATCGCTTCTAAGTTTGGTGTGTCAGACTCTGTGGAGGCTGTTGCAAAGGCAATTTCCGGTGACCCACAAGCGGCGCAGAAGCTGGCTGAACTAGAACTGGAATACGCCAAGCTGGATGCTGCCGATCGTGATAGCGCACGCAAACGCGAGTTGGAAATTGCCACCAGCGCCGCAGCGCCTTGGTACAGCAAGATGGTTACGCCCATTTTGGCAATTGGGATGTTTATCCTTTGGGGCACAGTAAACCTGTTGCTGCTCAACAATGCCATTCCTGATGGGATGCGCGAAATCGTGATCCGCATGTTGGGTTCGCTGGATGCGGCGAACATGCTGATCCTGTCTTACTATTTTGGCAATTCTCACAAGCACTGACATGAAAGACAATTTCCCCAAAGCCCTTGCCGCTGTCCTCGTCCATGAGGGCGGCTTTGTCAACAACCCCAAAGACCCTGGCGGCATGACTAACCTCGGCTGCACTAAAGCAGTTTGGGAAGAACACTGCGGTCACCCAGTCGATGAAAAAACCATGCGTGCGCTGACGCCCAGCGATGTCGGGCCGCTGTACAAGCGCAAGTATTGGGACAAAGTGTTTGGTGATGACTTGCCTGCTGGCGTGGATTATGTGGTGTTTGACGCTGCCATCAACAGCGGCCCTGGCCGCGCCGCCAAGTGGCTTCAAGCCTGCGTAGGCGTAGAAGTGGACGGCGGCATTGGCCCTAAGACGCTTGCAGCAGTCAAAGCGTTTGATTCCAAAACGCTGATCGAGGACTACTGCAAACGCCGCCTGTCTTACATGATGGACTTGCCAACTTGGGACACGTTCGGCAGGGGCTGGTCTAGGCGTGTCAACGATGTCGAAGCATCTGCCTTGACCCAGATAGTCTGAGGAATGTAACGCTCCGTGGGGTGCGGGGCGTGATCTGGCACAGGGACGCACATGTACACGGCTGCGAACTGACCACGCTTGGGCACAGCCCATCGGTCAATGTAAACGCCCCAAATCAGTTTCATTGTTTTTTGAATAGACTTGTATCCGCAGCCCAGCTTGTCTGCGACTTGCTGAACGGTCATGCCGTCCGCAGATTCCAGCAGCACTTCACGGATCGCTTGGTGTCGAGAAAATTTCATATTTTCCAGTTTGCCTTGGTGTTGGGTTCGGGGTGCTTGACTGGTGTGGTCTTGTAGCAACCACGGAAGTACGGGTCTTTGGCAAACACCGTGGGTTCTTTGTTTTTCTTCCACTCAAACGGTGATATTGGCTTTTTCATGGTTTTTCTCCGTAATGTTGGTTTACTAACCAACCAACAAACATCTGGATTGCTACGCCTAGCATGATTAATGCAAAGTCTCTAATCATGTGTTCTTCTCCTTATCAGCGGGTAATGGCCCAAGGTCTTGCATAAAGTCATCATCCATCTTGCAAATCCATGCGTTTTCAGATTCAACCCATGTAAAAACCAGCGCAACTTCGTAGTCATCAACACCAACAAATAACTTGACCTGTTTCATGTGTTTTTATCCTTGAGTTTGTCAGCGGTTTGAATCAGTGCGTCAACTTTATCAATTGCGTTAGCAATGATGTCATCGGTTTCTTCTG